ACCGAAAGCATCATACAAACCAGGTACATCATGTGGAGAGAACAAACTGATGTCCTTTGCTTGCAAGAACCTCTCGTAGAATAGTTTTGATATCTGTATACTGTAGTCTAGTTTCCTAACTCTGTTGTCTTCTGTACCTTTATTGTTCTTCAGTACAATTATATCTTCTATTTCTTGGTGCCAGATTGGAAAGTGGACAGTTGCTGATCCACCTCTAACCCCATTCTGTGTGCAGCATCTGACAGTTGCTTCAAATTTTTTGAGAAAAGGGACAACGCCTGTATGCTGCACTTCTCCACCCCTGATTTTACTGTTGATCCCACGGATGCGGCCTGCGTTGATACCAATGCCCGCCCTTTGAGCAACATAGCGACCAATAGCCATGTCGCTACTGAAGATGCTATCCAAGGTGTCATCAGCATCAACCAGAACGCAAGACGCAAACTGCCTGATGGGGGTTCGCACACCTGCCATGACTGGTGTTGGGATGTTGATTTTGTGTTTTGAGATTGCGTTGTAGTATCGTTTGACATAATCGAGTCTCGTTTCTTTAGGATAATTTGCAAATAATACAGCAGCTATCATGATATACATCTGCTGTGGAGTTTCATACTTCTCCCCTGTACTTCTGTCTTGAACTAAGTACTTGTCAACCACCTGACGTAGACCTGCATAGGTGAATAGCATGTCACGATCGTAGTCGATGTAACTATCTATTTCATCCCACTCAGCATCTGTATACTTTGTCAGGATAGTAGGATCATATACTCCACCATTAATACAGGTCTGTATATGTTCTCTAAGAGGAGGAGGTGTGTCTGGATGTCCATGTACGGACTTCTCTAGACCAAAGAGTAGAAGTCTAGCAGCAACGTACTGATAGTTAGGATGCTCTAGATCAATGAGATCGGATGCAGACTTGACTAGGATCTCTTGTATCTGGGCACTCTGAATGCCATCGAAAAACTGAAGACCACTGCTCATCTCTACCTGTGATGCTGCTACACCTGCAAGTCCGTCACAGGCAAACTCAACCATTTTATGTACCTTCTCTAGGTTGATTTGTTCTTCAGTGCCATCTCTCTTGATGACTTTAATTCCGTTGCTCATATTTTCCAATTTGATAGTTTTAACTTTGCTTCTAATCCTTGGTACACGTTAGATTGTACCACACTTTTGACATTTATTCCACCATTAGCCATGTCATTGAGGTCTTTGTGTTCAATGCCTGATGGCCACACGACTACCTTATCTCCTCTGTCAATTGACTTGGAGATCTTGTCTGCGATTTGTCTACTGCGAGGTTCGTTATCATAAACCCAAATATAATCGCTCCAACCAAACGACCGAATATCAATATCGGAGCCGCACATAGCAACCGAGTTTTCCAAGAAGAACGAGTCGAACGGTCCTTCGACGATGTAGATAGGGTCATTTGTATTAAGTGTGTCTAGTCCAAAGAGTTTGGGTTTGTCTTCCAACATCACAGTGATGTATCTCATCTTTGCCTTTGGAGACAAAGATCTCCCTTGGAAACCAAGTAGGTTACCATCGGGATCATTGATTGGTATAATAATTCTGTCGTCGTCTTGAGAGGTGCTAGAGAATGTTTGCTTCTGAGTGTTCGTCCATTTTTTAAACTCTGGACAGTAGTATAATCGGTCTAATTTATCCTCAGGTAAGCCCCTCCCAAGTGCATATTGTTTTGCAGGATGTGATTTATTTAGAGAGGAAAGAGTTTCCAGATTTACGGTTCGCTTCTTGAACTTTGGTTTGTGTATAAACTGTGTCAAATCTGGTTTCGGAACGTTCCCTCCTATGGTTCCTTCCTTATATCTCTCCATCACATACTCATCATATACATGGGGAGCATTGTCTTTCAAGAAATTAGAAAAGGATCTCGTGATGCCACAGTTGTGACACTTGAACACGTGATCCCCCTTGACCGAGAAGATATATCCTCTGGTCTTATTCTTATGTTTTTTTGAGTCCCCACAGTAAGGACACCTGAATGTCCAGACACCAGGCTTCAGCCTCTTGTACTTCTGCAGTGTTGCAGACGCTAGATTAAGATACTTTGTATCGAGATAACTCAACGGGTGGTTCTTGTAGTGGTACCACTCTAGCAGATGCTTGCCCGTTCGTCAACAGGGGTCTTATTATTCTTTGTCCGACTGGACTAACCAAGAAAGATATAACAGCAATAGAACCAGCGATAGTCCACATTTTCTTTTCCATGAGTCGAAGACGGTCATCGACTTTTCTGATGTCTCTTTCACAACCTTTTTTAATGTCTAATGCTTGTCTGTTTACTTCTCTATGAACACTCTCTATCTTCTCAAACAGTACACCATCTATTCTATCTTGCTTATCTAACTTCTCATTATGCACAGCAAGTATCTGACCCATCTTTACAGAGTTATCCTGTAGGGTCTCAACGACCTTCTCCAGTCGTTCGATTATTGCTGTGTTAATATTCTCGGCCATGAATATTATTTATTACGAAGTGTGTCTTTATCCACAAGAACGTCCAAGAGTATACAGTATCGAGGGTAAGTTAACTTGTTTACTACATGGTGAGGTACTCTGCTATAAAAGAATAAGTCAACACCTGTCCTGATGTCATGCTTGTCTTCATTCTTAGGAGTTCCGATACCAATGTAACACTCTTCATCAAACCCTACTCGTACATCTAAACCGATCAACCCTCTGATCAACATAGTATTATCACCTTCTGGATCTTTATCAAAATGCCAAGCTAAACCAGTACTCGGATCAGTAACACTAATAGCTGCTCTGCTAGTGATACCTGCATCACGTAGATACCTAGTCAACTTAGGTAGTACCAAAGTGTTCTTTGTATATCCTATACCATCCTCAATTCTATCTAATATATCTTCATCTGTACCTGTGCACTTGAATTCCTGACCATCCATATCCTCTTTACTCCCCTGATCACTTGTATATCCTAAGTTACCCCAGTCAATAGATGGATGTTCCTCTGCATATAGACCTGCAACCTCCCAACCCTCGTATGCTTTGTATATCCAGTCCTCCTGATACCTTTTAAGTCCATAGTTCCATGTGTTCCATATAAGTTTGTCCTTATTGTCAATGAACTCTTGTCTTACCTCATCAAAATCTTCTAAAAGATACTTAAGTCGTGGACAGATATCCTCATGTGTCCAGAATTTATCAAACCAAGTCCTACTCACCACCAAAGCCTCCAGATACCATCACACTTCAAACCATGTCCTTGGAATGTAATCCTGTAGTCACCTTTCTTAAAATTATCTCCCAGTATCATCTGGTGCATGATCATCCCATAGTAATAGAATGAATGACCTTCTAGATGAGGTATGACAACTGGTATGTACTGCTCTAGATCACCACAGTCCTTATCAAATAGTTTAAACGTCCATGGATCTTCAATAGTATTGTTATCTTTTATCTCTTTGACATAATCTAGTGTCTCATATCTATGAATAACATTATGATCAAACCTATTTTGTATACTCTTTGCTTTTTGTTTCTTATCTTCTGGTAAATTCCATAGGGCAATACCTGCACCATTGTGAGGTACTTTAATAGTAAACGTATAACTCAATTGATTTCTGTAATCAACGTTAGTATACTTCTCCTTAAAATATTTCCTTCCATAGAACCACTGACCATCATAGTGCAGACACCTATGATGTTTCCTATTATCTGGTGCATCCTCAAACTCATAGATGTGAAAGCCTGGTAATGCTAGATCATTCTCATACTTACATTCACCTAGAGACTTACTTATTTCAATTAAAAATTTATCATATAACCACCCTAGTTTCTTTCGTAAGACACGGTTATACATGTTGGTTAACTTCTTATAAGTATCCCACCCTCTATCTCTAGCGTCCATGTAGAGAGTAGCACCAACAGTATAATAATGTATATACTCTTCCAAATTACTATCAGGACCTGCAATCTCTAATGCAGGATGCCAGTTAGTTCTTTGCAACCAGAGTTTCCTCATGCTTTCTAGTGTGATGAACACACTCTCAGCCTCATGAGGTTCTAGTATCTTTACTCTATCAAAATCTAAAAGTATATTATCCATTTGCCATCACATTTAATTCCATGTCCCTGTAATGTAATTCTTCTGTCACCTTCTTGTAGTTTATAGCCTGGTATTATCTGATGCAATACATGTCCCGTATGATAGAACAACTTACCTACTGTGTATGGTGCAACCATAGGTTTAGTATCGTATATAGGATCGTATTCTATGGGTAAAGATCCATTGTCCCAGAACTCTTTGTTCTCTCTTGGATCAACATCTTTCATATACTCCTTGATGCAAGCATCTTTATTCTCATCACCTTGGAAATTAAAATTATCAATCGCTTCTGTATCTAACTTCAACCAGTCCCATAACCATAGGCCACCACCATTCGTAGGTAACTCTAGTGGTAGAGTAAATGATAGTGTGTTCTCAAGGTCAACGTTCTTATATCTATTCCAATAACTCATGTGTTGTCTATATTGTATATCGACATGCAAAGATGCTAATGGTTTTTCAAACCTCTCTCTACATATAGGATCAGATAAATGATTGGGTTTATGTCCGAACACATGGAAACCAGGATGTCCTAACTCATCTACTATCTCACATGCACCGAACACTGTAGATAATTTGTCTAAGAGTATAGTATACAACCATGTAAAATGTTTCTTTAACACGGGGTTCATTACTTCCCTGTGACGGTGGTACTTTTTGATACTCTCACACCCCTCTAGGTATGTGCAAGCACCGACAGTAAAAAAATCCATAGGGATTGGTGCCCTACGGATCCATACTTTTTCTAGTTTATCAACTAGTTTTACTGTCTCTTTGATTTGTTCGTCACTTAATACATCAATGTATCCAAGCATTACATATTCAGAAATGTAGATAGTATATCTTTACTGTCAGGAAGCATATCCATAAGCTTCTCTTTGTGATCTTCAGATAACTGGTTAAACTTATCTATTATAACACCAGCCTGCTCTTGTGTCAATACTAATTCAGAGTCATCATAGAAGAAGTATGTTGTCTCATTAGGATTGTCGCTGTCAATCTGCTCACATAATGCTTCTAAGTATACAAGACCCTCAAAGTCTTCTTTCTTCTGCAACTGTGTTGCTAATTTCTTTTGTCTATCTTTTGCCTTCTTCTGATAATCAGATGACTTAGCACGAGATATCATCTGGATCTCTTGCTTTCTATTTGCAGCACGCTTCTCACGTTCTTGCTTCTTTTGAACTTTACGTTTCTGAGAAATAAATTTATACGCGGACTTAGTGTTGTCTCCACCGCCACTAGGTGTTTTATCTTCCTCTGTAATAACTGCTTCAGTCATTTTCTTTTTCTTAGTTAGACGTTTAATAAGTTGTCGAGCCTGTTTACTCCTACCATCTATGTAGGTAGGATCTCTCCTACGGTGATCCCACTGTTTACCAGCGGACTCCATCTTCTTACGTTTCTTGGTTCTCCTCCTAGAAAGTTTCATGATAGGATCAAAACCGTAGATGGCACCCTTGCCTGTAACTGCGGTGTTAATAGGTCCTGCGTTGGTAGGTGGTCCTCCTTCCATTATAATTGTTTTAACTCCTCTAGGATACAATCATTGACTGCAATCTTCTGTAAACTCTCACTCTCCATCTCTGGATACTTATTGAGAAACATCATGATTGCCTTAATATCTGACCAGTAATCTCTCTCCATCTTATAGAAGAGAAGTAATGGTGCAGCATCACCAAAGACATTATATATGATAACAATATGGTTCAAAAGAAGATTGAGTTTGACCTCAGTTCCTTTGTGGTATTTCTTGAGGAGACGTTTAATATATTTAAAACGTCTCATGTCCTCAAAGAAATCTTCTTTTGTAGCCGCCTGTGGATTATCATAATTTTTAATAGCAAAGAGGATATAATTATCCTCGTTCAATTCATCGAATCTCATACATTATGTTCTGTCTAATACAGTCAGTGTACCTGCTGTAGTTGTCTTCTCAACACCACCGATGCCATTGTTAATTCTGCATCTGTACTTGTCTCCATTATCTGCAGCTGCAGTAAGAGCTGTAAGTGCAAGAGTAGCAGATGTTTTACCTGATAGATCCTTGTAGTTGGTTGAACCAGACTCTGCTTTCTGCCACTGGTATGAAAGTGATGCACCCGCACCAGTAGAAGATGCTCCAGATATACTGAATGTATGTGCAGCAGTTGCAGCAGTAGTAACTGTAAGAACAACAGCAGCACCGCCACCACCACCAAGTGATGCGTCAGCGATTGTTATTGTCTCGTTGTCAGCGTAACCTGTACCACCAGATACCTGAGTAACTGTAGGTGTTCCATTTGCAGCAACTACAACTGTGAAGTCAGCACCTGTTCCAGATGCGTTACCTGCAGCGTTAGTTACTGTGTATGTTCCAGCTGTTCTGCTTCCATCAGCAGCACCGTTAGATGAGAATACTGCAACAGCACCCGCAGGAGCATATGTTGTAGCATTAGCAACTGTACCTGGTGTGATTACAGATGTAATATCTGCACCGATTGTATCATCAGACTGAGTCTCTGATGCGTTAGCCTCAGGACCTGCAATAGAAACTAACAACTCTGACTTATAGCGTGTCTTACCATGACAGTCAGTGTATGTGTAGAAACTATGCCAACCTGGTGAACTTACACCTCTTGCTTTGTTCTCAGCTAGTTGTGCTTCAGTGTCATCAATGAAGACTATTGTTTTTGCTTGTGAACTTGCAGCGACACCAATACCCGCTTTGGCTTTATTAGCGTTACTGTCGTCCTTACCATAAAGCGACATGGCAATCTCCGATTTTAAAAGTTGTCTATATTTTATTTATTCAAGTAGAGCTTTCTTCAGTGCTGCGACTAGTTGGTCATCTACTTTGTTTCCTGATTTAGCTGCTGCCTTCTCAAGTAGTCCGACAAGGAATAACTTGATCTTATCTTCTAGATCCTCAGGAATTTTGTCTACTGCTTTATCAATGATATTGATAGCAAAGGGGAGTAAAAATTTAGTCATGATTAAATTGCAATTTATATATTATATAGCAGGTTCTTGTTCCCATTTCTCTATAAATATACCTCTTTTCTCCAGTTGGGAGATTGAATAGTCCATGATAACTACAATTCTGTCATGAGTTCCGTTATGCTGAGCCCAATGTTTGTCATGATCATGGAAAGCAAATGGTCTTCCCACCTTCCATGTTTTCTTACGTCCGCGTACAGATAACCATGCATCTTCATCATCTATTATAGAGTAATGTAAACGTAATGAATCAATATCACCAGAATGCGGATTGATCTTTGTGCCTGGTGATAGTTTACTTATGGTGCATGACTTAATTAACTGGTCATCTACATCTTCTTTTATAGCATTGTAGAATGTAGGGCACAGTTCTTGCATACTCTCAGTCAGTTTAGGTAATACTTCTTGCACCTTCTCTACCGTAGTATTAAATAACTCAACGAATGATACCATCTCGCTGAGTTCAAAGTCTTCTTCTGTTGCAGTAGTGCCTACAGCATTGAGTGGCATAGGAATTACTTTCCAATCACCTTCCCACAGTTGTACTCTACCTAAATTTCTATCCTCTACCCATTGATCAAGCACCCACTCCTGTAAGATAGGTTGATTGACCTCCACAAATCTTATGATCTCTGGAATAACTTCTTTAAATTCATTTACAAGATTACGAAATGAGGATAGATCACAGATCACATCCTCTTGCCAAATTTTTCTCATGTATTAAGGGTCTATTATTTTTGGACAAGCATTCTTTCCGTGCACTGGGCATTCTACACCCTCCCTAGTACAATTGCAAGCCATCTTTACCTTTCCAGTCTTAGGATTGACTGACTTCATAGGTTCGTTAGCCTGTTTACGACCATCGGGATCCTCCAACTCAGGCATCACCTCGATAGCCGAGGTTACTTTTTTTCAGATATTGATCTCCACTCAGAGAACTCTTTAACACAGTTTGGTACTGACTTACCGCCCTTCATCTTAGTTCCCTTTGCTTTATAACCTTTCCAACAACTAGGTTTCTTAGGATCTCTACCTATGTTCTTACGTGCTGTTGCTAGTGATGCTTCAGACTTTACACCTTTCTTACCCATCGCTTTCTTGATGGCTTTATCTCTGGATCCGAAGTACTCGTCCTTACCAGACTCAATCTTACCGTC